TAGGAAATCCGTTTTTTCAGATCTTCCAGTTTAAAGTCTACCACAGAAAAACCGCCATAACCGCCATTTTAATTTTTTTCTAAAAATCTATCATGTTTCTGTCGACAGCCACTTTCTGTATAACTCCCTTTCCGTTTCGGATATAGATAATTCATTCTGTGCGCTACCTGTACCCAGTTCAGATCCTCCACATAATACAATGTCATTAGGTTTCTGATCTCAGCATCAGTAATCCCAGATATGTACTCCTCAACCCTCGTTGTGTCTTCTAAAAGCGCCTGTTCCTCTCGTGCCAGAATGAAATCTTGCTTTTTCAGCTCTGCTTTTACTTTACTGATTTCCGGGTAAGGAGTTCCGAATATTTTCACCGTCTGTAATGGCTTTCTCCCTTTTCTACCGCAGACTACCGAATCAGCTACGGTATATCCATTTTCATTAAGCTTGTCCAGACGTTTTTGTTTATTTTCCCGGTGCTCCTGTATTAGTCTTACCCTCGCAAGTCTGTCTGAGTACTGCTCCAGTACCTCTTTGTCCACCGGCTCCACCTCCTATCCTCGGATGATTGTAACTTCCAATCGCATACAAATGCCCCTGCCCCTCACAATCACAATTCTTCCGCCCGCACTCCGCGGGCCATCGCTTCCGGCAGATCAGACAGATCTTTTCCACCTTCGCCGCCCTGATGCTCGGCTGGCGTCTGTGTCTCCTCCAGATCGGCGCCCGCAGACTATGTACGGGACACGCCGGTGTGTAGCAGTATGCCGGCATCGTCGCGCTGTGCGTCTCTGGCCTGGGGCCTTTCAGTATGTATTCCTGCTTTGCCGCTCTGGCCTGTGCCGACTGAAGAGTCATTGCATGTTCTTCTTTTCTATCCATGGCGTTTCCTCCATACCAGATACGGAATCAGCCATATCGGCAGTGTGACCGCGATCACAATCTTCACCATGACCTTGCCCCAGTACTTTGCGATCCTGCCGACTCTGCGCCGCGTGGCTTTTAGAACGGATACCATCTCGTCCATTTGTTTTATCATCGGATCTCCTCCCTTCGTTCGGAAAATGTCAGTTGTCTTCTACCCTTTCATTGTCATTGCCTTCATCTTCTGATTTTCCAGTGACCATCTCGCGCATATACCGATGTGGTACATTACACATTATGCCTTTAGCAAGGAAGTCTCTTTCTGCACAGCCTTTCATCAGTTCATAGAAAGCTGAAAATGTAACTTCCACTCTATCCTCTTTCCCAAATACATCTACTAATCCCATTTCTTATCCTCTCTTTCTTTGTTCACAAATTATCAGTTTAATCAATTTCCAGTTCCATGAACACTTTCTGAATTTTGGGATATTGGAGAGCTATCCAGTCAACCATCTCCTCGTTTGTGGCCCATGATTCCATATCTGCTGAATTATCTGCCAGTCCACTCTCATGCAGAAAAGCATGCATTATTTCGTGTCTCAACATATACTTTTGATATGCTTCAACTCTCTTATCCGGCTCTTCCTCCCAACCATCATATGTTTTCATTCTGCATACTACAATTTCTTTCAAAACAATATCACAATACCCATATATTTCGCGTTGCTTAAAAGACTTATCTTCTGTGTAATCTTTTTCGATTATCACATAATCTGTCCCCAGCACATTGATTGCTTTCATTTTACACCTCGCTTAAAGATTAATTAAAGCAGCCTCATCCCTTATGCTCACTATATGCTGCCGCCGTCCGATGCCCTCATTATTGCTCAACGGATTTCCCTTTCGAAAACTTCTAATTTCACAGACCGAACTTTGATTCATGCGCCGTGAAGGAAAGCTTTTTCCCACATCGGCTACATATCTGTGATACTGTTATCTCATGCGTTTTTGAGTTATAGTCACTGGTTGATGGTTCTCGGAAGCAATGTCCAAACAAGCCACATAAGAACTCTTTTACTTTTTTCATTTCGACCTCCAAACCTTAATTGTGTGTCTCTGTATACTGATATTGCAGGCGGCATTCCTGGCACTCCCAGCATGGTTCGCCTTTCCCGTTCATGGTCCTTAAACCAGCACACATTCCATTTTCCATTCCTGGTTCAATGCCATGTAGGTTAACCATGTGGCAGTTCGTGATAGCTTGCTTCATTAATTCATCATCATCATCATCATCACACCACGGATACTCTGCCAGACATCCCAAACCTGGAACATAACAGCTACACCCTTCACAACTCTTTTCGGCTCCAGTGTTCGAACATTCCTTTTTATCATTCTTCATTGGTCCCGTCACAGGTATTTTTACAATCTGTCCCATTATCTGTTTCCTTTCTCCCGGTCGTCCCGAAAATTTTAATTTTGTGGAACAAATGGCTCCGGGCAATAGTATGGCTGCCATGCGACAACCACTTCGTTCCACGCATCTTCATGGGGCCAATCAGGACTCCAAAACATTTTTTCTGTGGTTATGCTGCCATCTAAGTGTCGCATTGTAACCCAATAGTCTCCACGCTTATCTGGAGACCGTTCGTCCACTAAAACCCATTTTCGGTTCTCCTTTTCTTCCAAAGCGATTATCGCTGCTTCGATAGCATAATCTTCAGGGGCTGGATATACATACTGACACCCGCAAGCCCATGTTGGAGCACCAACCATCTCTGCATAATCCTGTAATGGATTTTGCATACCCTTGAGCACTTCTATTGCCTCTTTCGGTTTCATATCATCCTCCAAATATTAAGTTTCTTGAACTGTTTCAAATTCACCGGGCTTTACGCCAAGTGTTTCACCATTCTCGCAAATTGCCGTAACTGCTCCGTTTTTATTGACTGTGGCTTCGTAAGTTTTCCCAGCTCGCAGTATCGTACCTGGCTTTGCTAAAAACAGGAAATCCGGTCTTACATTTTCCAGCATAAGTATTTTCATATTCCGTTTCTTTCCTCCGTCATTTAATCTTCATCAAAATAACACCACTGTTCGCAATTCTTGCACTGCTCTGCCGGTTCCTCGCCAATCGTTGTGGAAAACCCACGGCACTTGCTTCCTTCCCAACCTGGGTGGCCGTGCTGCCTTATGTACAGGCAAGGCCCCGTTTGGTAGCACAGGCCGCAGATATTTGCCAGCGATTTCAACAGCTTCTCCCTGGCCTTCTTCTCTGCCTCTGCCTGGGATACTGCGGCGGAATAGATATTGTAGCTTGCTGTGTCCAGCTTGCGGATCGTATCCATCATTCTGACCGTGCCTACTGCTTTGCCGTTATCCATTACCCGGTGGAATTCCTGGCGGCTGTATCCGGTAAACTGCTCCAGCTCCGAAACAGTCATACCAAACAGGCCGGCCACCCTCTTCAAATCAGCCATTACAAAAACGCTCCTTTCTGTAAAGTCTTAGTTCGGTAAATGTTAATTTTCCGGTTCTTTAAAAGACCATTTATTATATACTCCGTTTCTAATTTCTTCAGTGGCAGAAACTCCGCAGTTATCACAAGCCCAATGTTTGATAGTTATAAATCCCAAAGTATTATTATCAACTAAACGCATTTCGGATTCACAGTATTTACATTCCATCGGTTATCCCCTTTCAAAATATTAAAACTTCTGATTATCAGTTTTCCAGTCGAACCTCTCGTTCATATTCCGTAAGAGTAGCCAAAGCCTCGACCATTTCATCTTCATCATACCCCGTCAGTTCTTCGATGATATTTGATATTTCAGTGTCCATGATTGGGAAAGCCGCAAATACCTCCTGATCTATAACGGTTTTACTTCCCCACATACCATCTGCATCTTCTTCCCAAACTTCTTCAAAAACCTTTTCCATAAAGTAAAGAGTTTTAACAATTCTGTCCTCTTTTATTTCTAAATTCCATTTTGCCATAATGTTTCCTTTCCTCCTGAAATGCTTAATATACTCGCCCATTCCATCTTTCAATAGCAGCTTGTTCTGTTTTTTCATATCCCGTCCCTGAAAGGCATTCCTGACACTCTACCATCCATGTGTTCAATTTCACATCCGTTCCGGGAACTATCTGTTCGTCTCTTTCGGAATTATGCATTGCTACAACATTTGTACTTCCACAAAACGGACAAGGCTTTAATTGTTCCATCTCTATATCCTTTCTCCGACAGCGACGGTAAATGTTAAGTTGCCGGGTTATTTTCTCGGTTTATACAATTATATATAGTTAATTTAACATTATATTAATTGTATATTCAACTGAAATTTATGTATCCTCATTACTTCTTACTGCCTGATCTATGGCACCAGTTATATTCTGCTGTCGGAACCAGAAAATCCTCCAACACCTGCCGCGGCTCTTCCAACATGCAGTAGTAGTCTCCCTCTGCAATGTATACGCACTCGTCGCATTCCTCGCAATTAATCGGCTTCTTCATTTTCGAGTTCCCCTTTCCATTTGATCACCAGTTCAGGCACCGTGATACATCTCGGCTGCCCTGGTACCATCTTAATGATCCCGGCGTCCGCCATCTGCTTAAGATACAGGTGTACACTGCTCTTGCTCTCCAGCCCTACGCCCTCCCCGATCTCTCTCACCGAGGGCGGCCAGCCGTGGGCTATTGTGTACTGGACTATGTAGTCTCTTATCTGCTTATGACGCTCTTTCATGGCTCACCTCACATGTCCTGCAATCCCTGCATCACCAGGGCATCGTAATCAACCTCTCGTTGCGGAAACTGCTGGAATTGGTTCTTCGGCTTCTCTCCCGTGCGCGGCCCTGGTTTGGTTTTTCCTTCGGATTCCTGCCTCTCCCAATTCCTGACTGCCGCTTTCCAATCCTTCATTTTGTTTTTTCCGACAAACCAACCCTTAGAAGCGTAAAAGTCAACGAAACGATCTGCATCGACGTTTTTATATCCTTTCTCGTGGCAATATCCAATCACATTCTCCACGGTTGGTGGTTCAAAACGTGCGCTTTCTTTAGGTACGTTAGTACCTTTCTTTTTAATATCATTTACATTATCATTATCATTTACATTATCATTATCAGGTTTTTTTGCTTCTGTTTGGTTTTCAGAAAAACCATTTGCTTTTTTTGCTTTATCATCGTTACCATTTGCTTTGGGTCTTCCGCCTTGCTTTCCGGCTTCCCGTCTCTTCTCAATGGTATCCAGATATTTGTTTTTATCGCGGTCCATTTGAGATTTTATGAAACAAAACGCCATCCTTGTCACATCGTCCATATCCGGAAGTTCTGCATTATCGGCATATGCCATTATGGCTGTGAACAAATCTCCTCGCTGTTCTCTTTTGAGCATAGATATCTGTTCCATGTAATCCGTGTACATGACAAAGCTATTTTTCTTTTCAGCCACTTTGCGCATCACTCCCGTTCTTCAATCAGTACTTCGATACGAGGATTATTCCGGTCACAATAAAACTGATCCGTAAAGCCCACAACGTAATCCCAGCCGTCGTCCTTCAGCACTCCGCATTTTACAAGCGCGTCCTGGATCACCTTGCGGCCAAAGCTCGATACATTGTCGTGATCTCTCCGTTTATTAGGTTCATACCAGGCGAATTTAAGAAATACGGGCTTATCTATATGTAATCGCCGTAACTGCTGTCTAATCGCCCATATGACGGTTTCTTCGTTGTCTTTCTTCATCTTCCCACCCTTACGCGGGTTAGTCCTATTTGCCGCTGTATAGTCATTCAGGCCATCGAGGCGGCCTAATATCACCAACTTATACTCCATAGGCTCCTTTCCCCGGTACCGCCCCTGAAATAGGCAGTACCGGTATACCAATGGCATGTCGTGACACATGCTTGTATGTAATTCCCTTTCAGGATCACAAGACTACAAATAGCTTTTTCCATACCTTGCACGGAATAGTTCTCTTCCCATCGGAACCATTTTCAATGCCAATTCTTTTTCATATGCCATCTGACCAAGCATCTTTGAAAGCTTTTCAGCCATCGGGTTATCATGGATTCTGCTGTAAACTTTTCCCGCAGTATGGCAGTTGTTGCAAATAGGAACCTTAAGACAGTCTTCATCCGCCAGTTCTCGATTTGCCGATCCGAAAATAAGGTGATGTTCACAATCGGCAGGGCGGCCGCAGAAGAAGCAGTGATCCATATCATCGGTTAATAATGATATCATTGCTTACACCTCCCCTAAAAGTTCTGTAAAGTGTATAGGTCTCTTCAATACTTTTGTGTGCTTACAGTAATCACAGAGACCGCATCTGAGTGGTTCTACTTCTCCGTTCTTCAGCGCTACGATCTTCGGCGTGTTATTTTCCACCTCAATCAGCTTTTCCCGTAAATGGTCGTCTGGAATCCAAATCAGTTCTATATCGGTTTCCTCTTCTTTTGAAGCGGCCGCAATGAAAAACGGGAGACGCTCGCCGGTGTTTTGATAGACTACTTCCTGATAGACTGCCGCCTGGAGGTCATAACCCCAGTACTCTGTGAAATTCATATAGCCGTAATCTTTTGTGTACTCCGCCTTATGCAGTTCTCTCATAACCTTAAGGTCTACGATGGCTTTTCCGGGCAAAAAACTGTCAATCTTTATTTTCCATGGGCTCCCGAACATGTCAGCCGTCATAATGACTTGTTTCTTACCACTCATATACTTCATAAACAGTTCATCCCGCTCTATTCGGTTTATGATCTCCTCGGCTTTTTTGTAATCCGCTTTTAACGCTCCCTGCTTTGTAAAAATTTCGGGATTCTGTGCCTGGAATAGGTTAAGTATCCCTTCAAAATGTGCGTCCACGTAAGACCCAACCATAAGCGCCGTGGTCTTCTTCATTTCCCATTCCCCGCTTAGCTTTGCCATGGCTTCAGCCTCGCAGGCTGGGCGCCCAATCGTTCCCATAAAGTTCTTGTACTGGCTGACCGAGAGATATTCCCGGTCAGCTTCCTTACTAAAATAATTTTCTGCTGTTAAGATCATGCCTGCGCCTCCTTCTCTTTCTCACCAAAGATATCAGGGATTTCGGGGATATCCTTTTCTTTGCTGATATCCTCAGCTTCTCCCTCGACGGAGCACCCCAGAAGAGCATCAGGTATGTAGACACGGGCGAAGAATGCGCTGGCGCGATATGCAAGCATCAGCTCCGGCATCGTCTGCCATTTTGACGTTTCATTCCCGTATCGGTCGATTTTAGAGAACCACTTTTCGGCTTTGGCCACGCCTATTGTGATTTCAGGTCCGCGGACAAGTTCGCCCGTAGACCGCCTTACGGCTTCGATATGGCACCCCCATGTGTTAGTACCTGTCTCCCCTGTATAGACCGGTTTAACGTCCTTAAACTCAGTATTAGACTTAATCAGAGACATACAGGCTTGTCCGCTCCATGAAGGTTTTCCTTTTACAACATAGAGATTCTGCATAACAAACATAGGGCTTACATGCATCCGGTTTGCCATGTCAATAGCAATCATGCAGTCGGCCGGCTTATTCTGGTAATTCTGCGGTATTATTTCTGTACTTGCGAATGCCTCCGCCATCTTCATCAGCATGTTAAAATTTGACTCATTGCTGAATGGGTTCGCAAGCGCTGTATTCTCAACATTCATAATCTCTTCCATGGCTTCCTCCTATAATTCGACTACGGTTAATTCTGGTTCATCAGTTGTTCTTGTAGCAATAAACTGTAATCCCTTTTCCTTGCATTTCCGATAGAGTTCGTTCCTCATATCAGACGACAGCTTTTCTACGCCGTCAATGAGGATAATCTGCAATCCATTCGGCTTCTGGATCGCTACGTCAATACAGAGGTCTAACTTTTCCCCGTCGGAAAGGTTGCTGATCGGAAGGCCATGGATTAACGGTATGCCGTCTTTTACGGTAAGCCCATCAATCGGTATCGTCGCTTCCTGAAGGATTTCCCCCGGAAGTTCTCTTGCCTTCTCAATTTTATCGGTCAGGGTTTTGGATTCGGCCGCCAGTTTCTCTACCTCTGATTGCAGGTTCTCCATGCGGCGGTACTCATTTAAGTGGCCCTTCATTTCCTCGGCATATTCGGCCTTCTCGGTGAGCTCTGCGGTACTTTTCACTTCTTTGCTGGCATATTCTTCGTATTGGGATAGTTCTGCATCATACTTAGCCACGTTCGTTTTATAGGTCTGCTCCGCTAGGCTGATCTTGTCCTGTTTCTTCTCATTGAGCCCTGACAGTTCCTTTTTGCATGACCTGATCTGCTCCTCAAGAGAGGCAATCTGTTCTTTAAGATTAGTCTCCCGCCGGGTAAACTCCTTCTCGATGGCAGACAATTCGATCTCTCTGTCCGCTTCAAAGGCTCTCATCTTATTGCTACGGCTTTCAAGCATCCGTTTAGCTTTCTCGATAGTCTCGTTCTCTTTACGGATCTTCTCGATCTCCCGGTAAAGCTCTCCGACATTCTCGTTATCCCACTTCTCTGCATCGTATCCGGCCGGGATTGTATCGGCAATGTCTTCGATAAATGCTCTCTTATTCCGGATGTCCCGGTTAATATCCTGCCGGGTCTGGAAGTATTCGCCGTTTTCAGATTGGATATCATGGAGAACCTGAAGGATATTCTGGTCATACGATACCCAACCAGGTATTTCTCCGAACCATTCCCGGATTTTATTCATATCCCACGGATAATCAATCATATCCAAGATAATTGCATTCTGCTTTTTCCGGTCCATTGCCATAAATTCCACCGGGGATAGCTGCAACGGGGTGAAGATATCCTTCAAAAAAGTTTCAGGGCTTCCGACTTCATGACCGTCTTTTTTTACGCTTTTATAATCTGCCTGATTCGTTCTGATTTTGCGGTCGATCCGAAGCCCATTGTCTGTTTCGATCAGGATTTCTCCCTCTGTCTCTCCGTCCCTTACGATGTACTCGCGGTCGGAACGGTTTGTCAGCGCCAGACGGATTGCATCTATTACAGAAGTTTTACCCGCTCCGTTCCTTCCGGACAATTCGACACTCTGTCCGTTTGCTTCATATTCCTTGATCCCAAAAAGATTCTTGATCTTGATTTTTGTTAATCTCACGCTTGATTTCCTCCGATTCCTCATATATAATGAGGATGAAAATTTGTTTTCTATTTACCTGAGCCATGGCAGTTCGCACCTGCCGGGCTCTTTTTCTTATCCTTCTTTTCTGCCTTGCTAAAGCAGGCTATGTCATATATATCCATTACTTCCGCAATAGCTTTCGTGTACGCCGATTTCTCGCACGCCGGTGCCTGATTCCGTAAAGTTTCAAGCCGGCAAATAATATTGAGTATGATTTTATGCACTCTGTTCACCTCCCAAAAATTTATTGATAAAATACTGCTGGCCTTTTCCAGTAACTTTTGGCGTCCTCGTCGTTACATTACAGCCGTTTCCGTCCAGATGAGTACTTTCTTTGATTTCAAACAGCCCCATCTCCATAGACCTCTGCGTTGGCATGTTCCAGTCTGCGCCTTTACGCCTGATCAGATATCCGTTATCGCGGAGCCATGTAAAAAGCCGTTGGGCGCCCATATCTACACCGTTCTGCTTTAATAGCTTTGCCATATCTCCCACGAGGATTGATGTATGACTCGCAGTGACGGCATCGGCAAATATTTCTTTCGGCCTCATACGGGTGATATCGCTCTGTAGCTGGTTGATAGTCTGATCTGCCATCTTTAACGCCCGGGCGAAGACCTGTTCTGGTGTATTCCATGCTTTTTCCAAATCCAAAAGGTATTGGCGGTATGTTCTCCCCTGTTCTGTACGCTGTATCATACATATTTGCTTTGCCATATCTACTGTCATTAAATGGTCAACGGAAGGTCTGCCGCCTGTACTTTCTAACATTTTTGTGAAAAAGTCTTTTCCATCGGCAAAACCATATTCTGACATTCTCTCGAACCACATGGTGTATGGTGTCTTTATATCCAGACCTTCGTGCAACTCCCTCGCTGACACAGTAGGTTGTCCACCCTCATAGCTTATTTTCATTAATTCTTCCACTTTCTCACCCCCTCACCAGGCATAATATAATAGCTACCAGCGCCGCGATCACTACGGCCTCGGCCTGCGCCGCTGTCCGGTAACTTCTCCTGCCCTCGTACGCCTCGTGGAACATGCGGTTCCAGTAGCGGGCGCTGAAGCCTGCAAAATAGTTCCGCATCGGTATCACCCCTTCCCACCAAAAACAATATCCTTCATGGTTACTTCTTTCTCAGGCCCTCTTTTCTTTTGCGGCCGGATCATCGATTCAGATTCCGCGCCTGTTCTCTCGGCTTCTGAATCCTCTTTGTAAAACTGGCTCGTCGGTATCCTCCAGTCCCCTAACTTCCGCGTGGCCTGTATCCTGCCACTCTTAATATAGTTGAGTACGGTTGACTTCGAGCAATGCATTTTAATCGCTATGGCTTTCGGGGGAAGAAACTCATCCAGCCCTACGGCTTCCAGGTACGCAACGCGGTCTTTCAACGCTGCATTTTCTTCCTCCAGTCGGTTAAGACGGTCTTCGATTCCCACGGTTATCACCTCCTTACATCTTGTATAATTTTCCTTCTCCCTCTATAATGTAAATATCAGCACTGCCATGCTGAAATACTAAAGAAAGGAGATTTCTATGGAAGTCAATTTATCTAATACAGATGCTCTTTTCATTTACGGACATTTTCGTAAAGAGGCCCACAAACTTGAAGCACTAAAAGCTATGCCAGATTGTCCAATCTCAAAAGAAAATCTGGATCAGGATATTCAGCTCTACAATTCTATTGCCGACAAATTCCGTGATGCATATCCTGAGCTATCTGGTCTCGACAATTACAGAATCTAATTTAAGAAGCCTTGGATGCTTCAGCCTCCAGGGCTTCTTTCATTTTTCTAATAAGCATATCTGTAGATTCATATTTTTCAATTTTAACAACGTAAGTCATGCCTTGATGCTTAACCGCTTTCACGTAATCGTGTTTCTTACAGTTCAAAAGCCAAATAAATATTTTCCACATCTCTCTCACCTCCGATTAAATTGTCAACGTGCACTTATCTGTCTGTTTTTCTGCTGCTACAGCGATTCTTCTTATGAGCATTCTGGCTAGCAAGCAATATGTTTCCATTCATAAGCCATAAGTTCCGATTAGTATCCTGAAGACTCTTATAGATTTCTGCTATAGTCTGTAATTCTTTGTCTTCCACTGGAATGTTTTTTAAGTCTGCCATGTCTTTCACCTCGCTTTCTATCGTCTATGACGTTATCATACTCTTCTTCGACGGATTTGTCAATATATTTTTTCGTCATTGACGTATTTTCTTGACAATGACGTATTTATGGTTTATACTTATAACATAAAAGGTGGTGATAATAAGATGGAAATGAAAGATAGAATTAAAAAAATTAGAAAAGATTTAGATTTAACTCAACAGACATTTGCAGAAAAAATAGGAACAACAGCTAATGTTCTTACAAATTATGAAACCGGAAGACGGAATCCATCGAGTTCAGTAATTAATAATATGTGTAAAACATTTAACGTCAACGAAGAATGGCTCCGCACTGGAGAAGGTGATATGTTTACAGCCCCACCAAAAAACGACCTTATAGCTAAGGCCGCTGTATTATTAGGCGAGAAGGATCCAGTTTTCGAAGCATTTGTTGATACATATAGAAAACTGGACCCTGCTAACCGTAAAGTTTTAATAGAATGGGGGCTTGATTTTCTTAACAATTTAAAGCAGCGTTCTGAGGACATTTAATTTTATCCGACCTGCTTTTATCTGGATAGGAATTAGCAAAAGTATAGACAGCAAGTATATATTCCATATCATCGCTTGCCTCTATACGTTGAATAGTTAGGATTTTTATATCATCAGTTGTCATAAATATGTACCTCCCTTTCCGAGAATACCTGTAAATTGTATGTGCTATACATATATTATAACACAAAATTGTTTATTTTGTATATTTTATAGTACAATAGCTATTGGCAAATTCTGGTATTTTCCATTTTTTACCATTATTTTTGTTCAAAAAGCACAATATTCTGAAAATGCCATGCATCAACACCGGGAAAGGAAGTATGACACATTATGTGGGATAGCAGATCAGAACGTATGTTCTGTTTTGTTCTATAAAAATTATATTACTATTAGGACTAAAAATCAACCCTTTTCAGAACATTTGTTCTGGTGGATTTCTTACAAATTATTAAACCCTCTGTGTTGGTCGCACAGAGGGCATAAGTAGACATACCGGCGTGTTGCCGATACAATATTAAAGAGCACTTATATTGTATCATTTCGTGCACCTGCTGTAAACCGGTATGGTGTATTTTTTGCGCTTAAAATAAGGCATTAAGGCCAGAAAGAAGGATGATGCAATGAGTATTCAGGAAAGTAAATATACCTCTAAAAAGACTGGGAAAACAAAAACGAGGTATTTCGCCAACGTCTGGTACGCTGAGGAGAAGCGGGCCATTACCGGCCCCATGCGTGATTCTAAGCCAGAAGCCAAAAAGGACGAGGCAAGAATCATACTGGAGATCGAGGCCGGCCGCGCGCCTGCTCCGAAGGAAAAAAAATCCGAAAAGGTAGACGAGGTATACAAATTATGGCACGAGTCCACGAAACCGCCGGTATACGCCAATAGCACATGGGAAGTGTACGCCCAGTTTTACGGGGATTACATCAAAGAGGTTTTTGGAGATGAAACCATTGATAACATTAAAAGTATGCATATACAGCGATATGTTAATGTCATGAAAGAGAAATACAGCCCAGAAGTGGTAAACAAATGTATCAATATCCTTACTAACATATTCGGATTCGCCGTGGAGCCGCTGAAATGTATTACCACGAATCCGGTAAAAGGAATTAAGCGTTGCAAAGTACCGAGAAAAAAGAAGGTCACTTGGAACGATGATATTGTCACCTACTTTCTCGATCTGCCAGAAGTCAGGTTATCACATTATTATCCCATGTTCGTAATTTCTGCGCTCCTGGGAGCGCGGCCAGGTGAAGTCTGTGGCCTGCGAGAAAATGGCATAAGCAACAAGCCCACATATATGATCGATTTCGAAAAAGGATATGATAATTGGGCGGTGGATACCGATCTTAAAAATGACGGATCACACCGGACGCCACCGATACCAAAATATTTATATGATATCATTCACCGGCGCCTGATCTGGAAACGGAAAAATCATATGATAGATCACTCGTGGGGGAATAACGATTTTCTTTTTGTCAGCCAGAACGGCAACCCCATCAAACCGCATCAGTACGGAGAAGCGTTTAAACGGCTTTTAACAGCACATAACCGTCAGATGAAGGAATACAAGGAAGAGCGCGGAGAACTGCCAGAAGGAGCCTTCCTGTTGCCTGAAATCACATTGTACGGACTTCGCACAAGCTTCGCGACGAACAACATGCGCCGCTGTCCAAATGCAGCCCTTATTTCTTCCGTTATGGGAAACAGTCCTAAAACACTTATGCAGTTTTACGCACAAGCGGAAACGGATATGCAGATGGATTTAATTAGCGGGTATGCTGCCGGGAAGTTGGAGGCACGAGAAAAGGGGGCCAGAAATGTGCTATGATAGTAAGTGAAACAACGAAAACTTTAAGCAAAAACTTTAAGCAAGTTGCATTATGTAAACAAAAAACGAGTTCCCAAAACTCGGGAACCCGCATAAACACTAGGTTTTTAGAAGAGCGCGAGACGGGGATCGAACCCGCGACCCCAACCTTGGCAAGGTTATTTACTGCATTTAATAGGAAGTAACACACGCAAAAAGTGGCTTAAAATCGAGGTTTTTCAAAAAGTATGTAGCGTATAATACCATTTCAAACACATATCAACTTTAAGCAAAACTTTAAGCATTTTTTAATAGCGAAAACAGAGACTTTCAAGCTTTTTCATTCATGCCGGCGACCGGAATACAGACGAACATTATTATGATTACGCTCACTGTATTCGCGGTTATTCTACGTATTCAGAACAGAAAATAATAATTATTAGAAGAAAAAGGGAGAAAAAGATGAACCGAACAGATGAATTATTTTTTGAGATAATTGAGACCTACCAGCGACATGCTCAGATAGCGAAAAATGCAAAATACCAGGAGACCCGCGAGATGGCGGAAATGATAATCGATGTGGATATATCAGCCATGTGGCTTTTGACGCAGCGAACGCCGGACACCAGATGCCGGCTGATGTAGGAGACAGGGCGGAGCCATGGGGGAGCTACCGCCCTGCGGGGTAA